GGCGTAATATATTATTTGAGTGAAGTATGCAAATGGATTTTTGGATTTCTCAGGATTGAAGTTGCTTGCGTACATCACACAATTTTCAATTCCATCACTTACCATTTCTTCACGGAAAGCATAGTTTATGAAGTTAGGTCTATGGGATAGTCTTTCTGCTATTTTTAGAAAACACTCACCGGCATAGTCTGGTAATTGAGGTTTGCGTTCATCACCATCATCAACGGATTTGAGATATTTTTCTCTATACTCTCCCATAACTATTAGAAATTTTTCATTATCTACATAATGTTGTTTTGTTCTGGGTCTAGCCATTTGAATCCTTTAGTGAGTGTTAATAATATATTATTATAACAAATTATATCAATAAAGTCAAGTGATATTTTATTAAAAAAAGACTTGACTAATCTCGCCGTATCTGGTATATTAACTCTGATGGGTTTGAAATGAATCTATTGCTGCAGCACTAATTGACTAGCATGCTAGTTACCTCAAACGAATCTATATTCTTACTTTCCTGTTCATCTAGTATCTCATCGTATATCTTCGACATCTTCGCAGACAAACTAGTCATCGTCACCACATACTTCGTAGATACAGGAATTATTTCATCATCCGTATAAGGTATCCATTTCGTAAATCGGACTCCTTCCTCATCTTTTTCAAACACATGAGTTATTTGCACTGGGTGCTTCAGATTAAAAAACCCATCGGTTGGTTTCAAATACACAGCCAGAATTTCTTCTCCTGTTGAAAGTTTGATATATTTGTGTGAGCTCATATTACCCCTTGAGTGATATTACATGGAAAGATTATCTCCACAATGGCCCTTTTGCCCAATAAGAAAGAGTTTTTCTAACTCCACTAGTAACAGGGTCAACTTTGTGAAAATGATTTGAAGTAAATATTAAACAATAACCAGGCTTAAATTTATCTACAATAATTTGATTTGATTTCTCACCAATATTAAACAATTTTAAATTACCACCAGTATATTTTTCAGTAGATACATTTAAAAGAACGGTTAATTTTAAATCATAATCTTGAAAGTTCTTTGTTCCATCCATATGCCAATCATAACTAGGATTTTCTAAATCATAATGATTTAAGTTTAAAGAATGGGAATCATCTAATGGAATTAAATCATATTTAAATAAATGTTTATTGGTATCAAATATGAATCTTTCAAATTTTCCTAAATAATTTTTGAGTACAGGCCAGGGAACACACGATACTCTAGATTTTTTAATCCCAGTAAAAGACTTTTTACTTTCTGGTTCGGTTACTTTAGATTGACTAGATTCAAAAACATCAACAATAGTCTTCACTTCATCTTCAGAATAAAGGGGATCATCACTCATATATACTTGATTATAATTTCCCATATTATATTACCCCTTGAGTGATACTACATAGATTTTATAAGGAAACTGTTCAGAACTATAAATCTTTATTCTTTCAGAAAAATGGTTCAATGTATAATTTTTCCTATCATTGTGAGTTAGATCATCTGAAATATCATAAAGACGTGCTGAATCTTTAGTCTCAGATTTCCTCAATCCTCTACCTATTGACTGCAAATTTCTAATACGACTCTTAGAAGGAGAAGCGAAAACAATGTTATGAATGTTCCGAATATTGATGCCGGTACTGTATACGCCATAACTTGCACAGATAATAGCATCCTTTTCCTTCTCGACAAGTTCTCTGACTTTTTCTCTTGAATCTGCATCTGTTCCTCCATAAACAAAAAAGATTTTCCTAGAAGAATCAACGATCTCTTCCAGTATTGAATGTAAAATGTTACCATGTTTTTCTATCAATTGAAATAAAACTAACGTATTTCCTTTCAGACTCTCTACAAGATTACAGATATACTTGTTTCGTTCTGGATGACTCACTATGAAATCTATCTCTTCTTGATAGTTCATTTTTGATACAACGGCACATTCCTTTTTATTATATTTTAAAATAAGACAATTTATATCAATCGATGATATCGTCTTGTTCTTGATAAGTTCTTTTGTAGTGGTTACTTTCTTTATTGAACCAAACAACCCCTCTAATATTAATTTATGTACTTCTACTCCATCTAGTGTTCCTGTAGTTCCAATTCGATAAGGAGTATTTTCCAGATTCTTTAATATCTTAGTAAGAGAACGAGCTTTGTAAAGATGTGCTTCATCTCCTATCACCAGACTAAAATCACTGAAGAAATCTTTATTTAATTCATAAAGTGATTGCCATGTCGAAATAACGATTGGTTTGTCTGTTTCTTTTTCTTGGCCACCATAAATCTTATGAACTAGTTGTTCTGCATCGAATGAATCGTCTATCTTCGCATATGCTTCAAAGTCAGAATACATTTGACTTACCAGAGAGAGTGTTGGAACAATAACTAGAGCTTTCTCAGGTAAGTAGTATCGTATCAGATAGTAGATTATAAGAGATTTACCAGATGCAGTTGGTGATAATAACACACACCTTTTATTGTCTATTGAATGTCTTACTGCTAAACTTTGATAATCTCTTAGTTTGTATTCACAAGGAAATGATGTAAGAAATTTAAAATAATCGTCATTGGAGATTGGTTCAAGAATCTCTCCTGTATTATCTATAAGCTCATATTCTCGGTCAACAGAAAATCTACTTATTTCTGACTTGAGACCAGCATAAATTCGATTACTGTCCATATTGAAAAGGTAAACATATCCATCCCATTTTTTTCTCCTGAACATGGGCATGAACTGATAACCATTTGGTCTGAATCGAAAATAATGATTCAGTTCCATCTTCACATGAGGTTCACAAATAAGTCTAACGAATACCTCGGTATCCTTCTCCATCAATATTTGTGTGGTCATCCAAGACCTGCTACAAATTTCCTCCAATTGATAGCATTATTAATATGGAAACTTCTGTTCTCAATCATCGAAAGAACAGATTTTAAATACTCAACTTTACTCTTCTGTCCGTTCATAATCTTTTCTGCTTTTTGGAGAACATCGTCTGCCGCAACATAATGTCGTTCTAGCTCTGTCTTAGATATTCTAATGTTGTGGTCTGGAGCCTTCCCATTCTTAGAAACGACTACTTCCCATCGTTGTTGAAAAAGAACCTTCCAATGAGTTTCAAGATCACTCATTTTCTTTTTCTCTTTAGAATAGATATCTAAGTATTTTTGATGTACATTGGGTATGTTTAGAGACTCATTATCCAAGTCTTTGTCATCAATGTGAGCATCTTCTTCCCACATCAACATAATTTTTTCAAGTTCCATAATTTTAGTTATTTAATAAATTCTTAATCTCATAGTTAGTGTAACGAAATCCTACTGTAGCAGTAAAATATTCAACATCAGTAGCAGCACTACTGAAATCTAATGAAGTCAATGATATTGGAAATGCTTCGTAGAAGTGAAACTCCATTTGAGGATTCATTCCACTTGTTAAAACTGAAAGAACAATGGTAGATACTGTTCCACCTCTAGGGGTTAAATCTGACTTTCCTTGAAGTAATCTATATTTTTCATGACCCTCAGCAAAACCTAATGCAATAATACGGTCATAAATTTCAATCCAATTTTTTAGATGTTCATCAACTATAAAGGTTACTGACAATTCTTCAAAGGAAACATTACCTCCAGCGTATGGTATATTTGCAAACGGTGTAGGAATTTCAATTGCATCAACAGAAATACCTGGCACATTTGCTGATTGGCAAAACCAAGTAAGATGAGGTGCGTCTTCAATCATTAATCGAAAACTAATGTTGGAGAGATAATTTAAATTGTCTGGTACTTTGTTTGCTGCGGCCATAGTTTCCTTTTTCTTATTGTATTACTATTTATGTAACATTTTTTCAAACTCAGGATAATCAATGTCCTTACCGACAAACACAAAGTTGCAATTTGGAAACTCTTCTTCTATTCTACTATGTTGGACAATCCAATCTTGACTTTCTGAACTGGAAACATTTGTAGAAGAACCAAGATAAACACCAGAACTAGTTTGACTGTGAAAATAGTCATATCCCACACAATACAATGTTTCATTTGGATTTTCCAGACAAGCCGTTCTTAAAGCAACTGTTTCTGTAATCCATTCATCATATTCATTTCCCCACCAATCAATATTTTTTGTCAAATCTGAAGAATCAATCCAAAGAAAATACATCACTCCTTCATGAGCAAATTGTATAAAATTTTCTGTGATTGGTCTGTTCTCTGCAATCTGCATTCTCTTATCCGTAGATTGTTTCATTGGAAGATAATGAAAACTTGGAATGAGAGTAAAATTTCTAAAATGACAAACGTGTTCTTTGGTGTATCCGTTAGTGATAAGCTCTACAAGAATTTGGATATTTTCACTAATTAGATTGTCAGGAAAGAATCTCTTGTGGATGTAATCACATCCGTATGTGGTATGGTTTTTAAATAAGTTTAGGTCAGAAATGGTTTTAGATGTTCCATTTCCTATCACTATCAACATTTTATTCTCACAAGAAAATGACTACAAACAAAAAAAGGGAGCAGATTTCTCTACTCCCTCTTGGAATCCTACTATATGTAGGTCATACTACATTGTAGGGAACGAACTACATCAAGTTTGAAATTGAAGCTTTTCTGTAATAAACGTTCAAGTGAGGATTCGCTGTAAGATCACCAGTAATACGACCAGTAGATGCACTTGCATTCTCCGCAAATGGGTTAGCAACTAAACCATAGCGTGTCTTGAAAGCAATCTGTGGTTGAAAACTTGCGGAATCAACTGCACGAACCATTTGCAATGGAACGTAAGGACAGTAGAAAACACCAGCATCCATCGGAGAATCACCTTTG